CCCGATGGCGGCATTCGAGTCCCAGTTGTTTTGGGCAAATTGAGTGCCATTGGATTCCGTTTGCATTTGCGCCAGGATCACGGGCGCCAGGTCCAGCCGCCCGAACATGCCCAGCACCTGATTGACCACCCCGGCCCAGCGCGCGACCCCGGCCGGTACCGGCTGGCCGCCTGCCGTGCCGCCGCCGCCGAACAGCCGCCCGAACAGGCCCGTGAGCTTGCCCATCACCCCGGATAGCCAGGCGGGCAGTTTGGCGCCGCCTGGGAACCGGAGGATGTCGTACCCGCCGCCCACGGGCTGCGGCCCGGTGCCCGTGGCCGTTGACCTGGCCGCGAAGCCCCGGCCGGGGCCGGTAACCACGCCCATGTGGGTGGGGCTGACGTACAGGTCGTTCATGCGCATCTCGCCGCTGGGCACGTGCGCCATCCGGCCGAACCCCAGCCAGTCACCCGTGGCTGGCCCGTGCGCGCTGCTGGGCGCGGCGAAGCCACCGGGCAGGCCCAGGTGCAGCATCCCGCCCAGCATGTTGACGAAGCTGGAGCAGTCGAACCCTGATGACGGGTTCGCGCCACCACCCCACACATAACGGTGCCCGTTGTACTTGCTCGCGGTCATTGCGAGCTGGCCCGCGTCCCCGCCGCCGAATAGCGACATCAGCGCGGACAGGGCCTTACCGGGCAGGCTGGCGACACCGATTAGCCCGTGGCTGATCATGGCGCCCAGCGCGGCCGGGAACCCGCCGAACACGGTCCCCACCATGTTGCCGATGCCGGATATGCCCGGCGTCATTCCCAGGAACAGGCCGCGCACCAGCATGGTGCCGATGCCCTGCATAACCACGGACGGGGAATGGATGCCGAAGAAGTGCTTGACGCTATTGACGATCGGATCGACGATGTTGCCCTTTATCCAGCTACCGATGCCGGATATTGCCGCCGCCATCCCCGAGCGCAGCCCGTTGATGATGTTGCTGCCCGCCAGCCGCGCGCCGCCCACGATGTTGGACCAGGTGCGGCTGATCACCCCGGCCAGGGAGCCCAGCAGGTTGCTGGCGGTGCTGATCAGGCCGCGCCACCCGGCCGCCACGGCGTTCTGTATCGCGCCCATGGCGTTGGCAATGCTGGCCTTGATGGCGCCCCAGTTCTTGACGACCAGGATCACGATGGTGCCGAGCCCGCCCGTGAACAGGCCCACCAGCACGGTCATCAGGGTGCCGATGTTGGCGCGTATCCAGGCGGTGACGGTGCCCACCACCGACCGGATGGCGTTGAAGGTGGCGGTCACGGCGCCCGACAGCCACGCCAGGATCGGCGCCACGGTGGCCTGGATGGCGTGCCACGTGTCGATCACGATGGCGCGGAAGGTGGCGCTCTTGGTCCAGGCGATGGTCAGGGCGGTGCCCAGCGCGAACAGGGCCAGGATCACGATGCCTATGGGGTTGCCATCCAGGGCCGCGTTGAGCACCCACTGGGCCGCCGCCCACGCCAGGGTGGCGATGCGCACCGCGATCATGGCCACGGTGCTGCCCTCGGTGGCGGCGGTCTGTATGGCGATGACCGCGCCCCACGCCTTCCACGCCACGATCAGCGGCACCAGCACCGGGGCCAGGTACGCCAGCACGTTGGCCAGGACGGTGATCAGGGGCACCAGGGGCAGGATGACGACCAGGGCGGCGCGCAGCACATCGACCAGGGGCGGCACCAGGGGCAGAAGGGCTTGCAGGGCCGCGCCCAGCACGGTGCCCAGGGCGGTGCCGAGCTGGCCGATGATGGGCACCAGCTCGCGCATGATGGGCGCGAGCCCGGCCATCAGGCCGGTGGCGAGCTGGCCCAGGGCCTGGCGGGCGGCCGGGCTGGTGGCGGCCAGGGTGACGAGCCCGGTAACCACGGCGCCCACCGGCCCGGTTAGGCCCGAGAACATGCCGCCCAGCAGCGGGATTTTCTGCAAGAACTGGCCGCCCGCGAAGGCGCCCAGGGCGGTGGCGAGGCTGGCGAAGGCGGGCGCGAACTTGGTTACTTGGGCCAGGATCGGCGCCAGCGTGCCGGGCTTCAGGGTGGTGGTCCACTTGGCGGCCAGGGTGATGATCTGGGTGAAGGGCGCCACCAGCCGCTGCGCGATGGTGCCCACGGTGGACAGCGCGGGGGCCAGGGCGCCGCCCGGTGCCAGCGCATCGCGCAGCCCGCGCGCTAGCTTGCCCGATGCCACGATCAGCGGGCCTATGCCCTTGATGAGCTGCTCGCCCAGCGATACCTGTATGTCGTGCGCGATGCGGGGGAAGGACTTCAGCACCCGCGCGGGGTTGTCCAGGCTGGCCGCGTAGGCGCCCGCTACGTTTTTGCCTTCCTCCATGATGGCGTTGATAAGGGCGGTCTGCCGCTGGGCGCTGGTGAGCTTGGACGCCGTGGTGCCTAGCTCGTCGGCGTACTGCTTATAGGCGTCCTTGGTGTTGATGATCAGCCCCGCCTGGCGGAGCTGGCGCACGTTGCCGGTTTCGATCGTCTTGGTGATCGACTCCAGCACATCGCTGGCGGACTTGCCCGATACCACGCTGGCGTTCTGCGCCACCGTGGTGAGCTTGGTTGCGTTAGCCAGGTTGATGTGGCCCTTGGCGAAGTCGGCCACCACCGACTGCGCGGCCTCCACCTGTATGCCCTGCTTCCGCAGCGCCGCCACGGTGCCGAACACCGCGCCCTGGGACAGCCCGTTGGCCTTGGCCAAGGCGCCCAGGGTGGAGTTCATCTTGTCCACCTGGGCGGCCACCTTGATGGACTGGGCGCCGAACGCGGTTACGGCCAGCACCCCGGTGCCCAGGGCGGTGGCCACGCCCTTACCCAGCTTGGCCGCGCTGGCGCCCAGGTGGCCGCCGATCCCCTTACTGATGCGCTCGCCCGCGTCGTTGCCCGCCTTGGTCGCCTCGCTGGCCACCTGGCTGGATAGGGCGCGGGTATCGGCGGTGACGGGGACGACCAGCGACCCGTAAACCTGGCTAGCCATCGTGGATCACCACGCCCGGAATGGTGGCCAGCGTCTGCGCGGCCTCGCCCCACGTGGCGGCCTTGACCCGGCCGGGCTCGCCATCGTCGGGCTGGGCGGCTGGCCGCGGCAGGGCGCGGTGAGCCGGGCGCTTGACGGGCTGGGGGCGCGCCACGTTCTTGGCCCCGGCCGCCTTGAGCGTGACCCACGTCAGTTGGGCCACGTGATCAATCAGCACGGCCAGCAATTCCGCCTCGGTGCTCCACTGCTCGCCTGGGCGCCGGGCCTGCGGCGGCAGGTTGTCCAGCAGCACGTGCACCCGCCGCAGGCTCACCCTCGGGTCCAGGCAATCGACCCCGTAGGTGGCCATCAGGGTGGCCTCTACGTCCGGGCGGAACCGGGCAGCAGCGGAGCCGGTGAGTTTCCCAGGCCCACCATCCCGGCATCAGCGGCGATCTTGTCGAACAGCACGTTGAGGCCGCGCACCTTGAGCCCGGCATCAGCCAGGGCCGCGTATGCGTCCTCGCCCAGCAGCTCGCCCAGGGCGCCGTTGAGGTCGCCCGCCGCCAGGGCGCGCAGCGCGGATATCGACCAGTCCGTCATCGGCGGCACCGTGTAATCGGCGCCGTGGAAGGTGAACGCAAACGGCTTCTCGTCAGCCTCAGCCGCCGCCGCATCAGTGGCGGCGCCGAGGTCGAAATGGCCGTTTGCGCGGTTGCCGGTCAATTGGCCGCCGCGCGGGCCTTGGCCGCGCTGGTGGATACCTCGGGCGCCGTGCGGGTAAGCGCCGCCGCAGACCCGGATGGCCCCACCAGCACGTGCGCCAGGATGCCGCCGCTATCGAGCGCGGACAGCTTGACATCCAGCGGCACGGCCTCGCCGCGCTTAATCTGCATGTCGCCCGCGTCGGTCAGGTTGGCCCTGGGGAACACCAGCCGCATGGCCCGGTCCCCATCGGCGGTGTCCACGCCCACCGCATACAGGTGGCCGCCCGTATCGCTGCGCACGTCCATGCTGAACGACCCATCGACGGCCGGGGTGGGCGGGTCGGCGTCGAAGTACAGCGCCACGGTCATGTCGTTGATTTGCCAGAGGATGAACTGCAAGGTCACAGCGCGCTTGGTGATCACCGTGCGCAGCGGCACCATCGACTGCCAGGGCACGATCTCGTTGGTGTCGGTGGACTGGCCCACGGTGGG